CAGTCATGTATCTCGATTTGGTTTTATCGCGAAACTGGCTGTGCTCGTGCTTGATGGGTGACCTCTCTGAGGAATGGTCCAAGTACTTGAGCGAATATGTTATCGCGCCTGTCCTCCCCACCCAGGCGGTGCGAACGGTCTTTACTGACACCCCTTTTGTGGACTTGAAGCCCGCGGACGGCCATACACATGGTCTGTCTGCGGCGCTACGCTCGTCCGCTAGCTTGTTTATCGATCAAGTAGCCGCCTCGCTTGGTCGACGTGTGATCTTTTACCAGGGCTCTGCCTCTGATGTACGTAATAATCGTGTCATCAGTAGGTCGATGCACTGGATTAAGGACACTAACGTCGATCCTGTGAGGTACGAGCCGGAAGTTGATGATTTGGTAGCTATGGTTGATGTTGACGAGTATGTTGACATGCCTAGATTCTTGTCTGAAAACTATCGGCCCGTGCTCATCTATACGTTCCAACCGAGTAATGTCGCCAGAACTACGGGTGAGTACAAGTACGCGTTTAACGAAGAGGATGAAGTGACCTACATGGTCTCAGGTGGTGCCACTTATCGGCACAAAGTCTGGAACTATGATGGGGATAGCATCAAAATCGTACGTAAGAACGCGTTGGGAATAACGATTGAGGTATCTTGTTTCTCTCTAGAGCGCCGCCAATTGGACGCCGATCATCAGCTCATCCTGTTGAGCCCCATGGCTAAATACCGTGGGGCTCCAGCCTGGGTAGCTAATGAAGTGTTAGGCGGAAGAGAGTTAACACGTTTGAAGGTCGCTAGAAATGGCTTCGTCCGTTTAACTACGAATGAGGCTGATGGATTGCAAGTCCACACGGGCATTGTGAACGAATTCATTTCATGCACAGTGCCGGCCCAAGTTGACGCAGCTTTGCGTCAGGTTGCTAAGTTGCAGTCGATGGATATCACCATGAGTCAGGTTAAGTCTTATGCTGATACCAGCGACGACAACGCACCAACCGCACTGTGGGCCTACCTCCGTGCCAAACAATTTGGCTGGCAAGGAGCAACGGTGGCTACAACTGTCAAGCGAGTTCATACTTATCAACTGGTTGATAAGTTTGACGACTTCGAACCTGAAGCTAAACCGTCTGTGGAAGGCTTCATGAACCCTTTGCTGGATGGCGCTTATGCGCCCGACATGTGCAAGTCAAATGACAAGCGCTCTGTCGATTTTCGAGTGACGAAGGTGAAAAGCGATGTGCAAGCGGATGCATTCACACTTAGAGTGATGAGTGAGTTCGTGAAACTATTCGTAGGTAACTCTCGCCATACCTTGGAACCTTTCGGCACTGAGGTGGTTTATGAACGCCAGGACCGACCCCTACAACGAAGAATTCTCGCAGAGGCTGAATTTATGCGTTACCCCCATCGTGGAGTGAAGTCATTCATGAAGCGAGAGGCGGGTCAAAATGTCACTGACCCCAGAAATATCAGTACCATTAATGGTTCAGATAAACTGGAGTACAGTGCCGTTATGTACGCTTTGGCCGACTTCGTGAAGAAGTTTGAGTGGTATGCCTTTGGCAAAACCCCGCTCGAACAGTCTGATAGAGTGACCTCGATTGCTGAGAATGCTCAATTTATCATTGAGACTGATTTCAGTCGCATGGATGGTAGAGTGAGCCCAGCAGCTAGGATGCTCGAGCGGATGCTAGTTATGGCTTTATTTAAGCCCGTGCATCATGCTAAACTGTTCGAGTTGATGAGATCTCAGACTAATTTGAAAGCGAAGACGAAATTCGGAGTTCAATACCAAACTGGAACCAGTCGTTTGTCTGGCAGTCCTGAGACTTCACTGTTTAACACGATACTCAATGTGTTCGTGGCTTTCCTTGCATTGCGCATGTCGAAAGTAGACGGGAAGTTTCTAGATGCGGATGAAGCCTGGTCAAAGTTAGGTGTTTATGGAGGGGATGATGGAATTTCAGCAGATATACCGAGCGATGTGTATACCAGAGCTGCAGTGAAAATGGGTCAGAAGCTCACGAGTGATGTTAAAACTCGTGGGAGTGCCGGAGTTAAGTTCCTTGCCAGACTTTACGGGCCCGAAGTTTGGTTTGGGGACAATAATACAATGTGTGATTTGCCCCGCACATTGAGTAAACTCCATACGACTGTGCATTTGCCTGACAGCATTAGTGCTGAGGAGAAGTTGGTTGACAAAGCGTATGCTTTATCGCTAACGGATTCCAACACGCCTATTGTTGGAAAGTATGTGCGCAAAGTCATGAAGCACAAACCGGCGAAGTTTGAGTTCAAAAATTTTGGACGAAAATGGTTGCCGGAGGAACGTCCTGACAAGCAGTATCCCAATCGTCCAGCGGAATGGATGGAAGACGTGGCAAGGGAGCATTTACCCGAATTCAGTTTTGGCAAGTTCAATGACTGGGTTAACGGTGTTTCAACTCTGCAAGAGTTGATGACGTGCCCCCCCATGCATCCACCCGTGTTACCGAAACCGTTGCCAGAAACCATTACAGTGGTTGACGGAGACGTTGTTGAGGTTTTGGACGAAGAAGAGAAACTGCCCCCAACACCTGAAGAAATACAAAACACACCAAGGGAGGAAGTAGCCAAAGAGGCTAAGCCCGACCTTCCTGCGAGTAAGAAACATCGACCTCGCAAGAAGAAGGAAGACCGACCAAGTCGTGCCCGAGAGGGGACGCCGACAACGAGTGCACCGCCAAGTTCCAAGGCGAAGACTCCGAATCGAAGGACAAGAGAGCAGAAATCTCCGTCCTTGATGAGTACCACATC